GACATGACGGTCAACATCGCCTTGGGCCGCGGATCCGACGACCAGCGCATGGCCTTCCTGATGCAGATCATCCAGCAGCAGAAGGAGATCATCCAGGTCTACGGGCCGTTCAACCCGCTAGTCGATCTCAACCAGCTGCGCGATGCTCTGGCCGAAGTGACGCAGCTCGCCGGCTTTCAGGACCCGACGAAGTTCTGGAAAGAGATCAACCCGCAAGAAGTGCAGGCCTACATGCAGCAGATGGCCGGCAACAAGAAGCAGGATCCGGCGGAGATGCTGGCCGGTGTCGAGGCCGAGAAGATCAAGGCCGACATCCTTATCAACGCCGCCAAGCAGGAACTCGAGCGCAACAAGGCGATGGCCCAAGCCGACATCGAGCGCGACAAGCTCTTCGTCGACGCCATGATCCGCGCGACAGAGCTGCAGGCCAAGTACGGCACGCAGGTCGACATCGCCATGATCAAGGGCGAGGTCGATCGCCAGCGTGAAGAAATTCGTGCCATGTTCAGTGCGGCGCAGACGCAACAGGTTGCGCCGGAGCCGCAACCCATGCCGATGCAGATGCCACCGATGGGGATGTGATGTCGACGTTTGACATTCAAGCGGTTGAGCAGGCAACCCGCGTGGCCGTAGAAGCCGGCCACCGCGTGTTGCAGGCTCACCGCTTTGACCATAACGACATCCTGCACGTTCGTCGGCTTGCTCTATGGGCCGATATCCCGAACGGGGCGCGTGTTGTCGACATGGGCAGTGGGATCGGTGAGGTGGCGCGGCTTTGGCTGTTTACTCAACCTGACGTTGAGTTTTGTTTGGTCAACATCAGCCGTATGCAGCTTGATATGTCACCCCTAGATATGGACAGGCATTGCTGCGACATGCTTTCCGTGCCTGAGCCAGATGGGGCTTTTGATGCCGCTGTTTGCATGTTTGCGATTGGCCACGTTGATCGGTTCAAGGCGTTCCGTGAAATGGCGCGTCTTGTTCGCCCTGGCGGCATTGTGTTCGTTTACGACATGGTGCGCGTTTCTGGCGACAACAGCGAGCTAGAAAAGTTGGCCTACCGGGTTGATGGCCGCGAGGTCATGGAGGACTACGCGCAGATGGCTGGCCTTCAACTTGACTTCTATCTTGAGCCGGTAGACGGCGGATGGTTTGGGCCAAATGCGTTTGGAGACGACTTTGATCGTTATTTCGGCGACGTGAAGCCGGCGATCTGGCGGTTTAGGAGGGGCCATGTCGTTTGAACAGGAAGACCTGTGGCGCGAGGCCAAGAGCCTCGCAAACAGCCGAGCGGCAATGGAAGTGATCCGGCGCATCGAGCAGCGCCTGATTGATGAATGGTCGAACTCTGACCCCGAAAAGTACGACGAACGCGAGGCGTCATATCACCTCGTCCGCGCTGTTCGCACATTTCGGGACGAGCTTGCGGCGCTGGCGAGTGAGCCAGACGTGACCGCGTTCAACCGTCGCTTGAAGGGCGACCGATAAGGGAGTAAATACATGAGTGGAGCCGAGCAGTCGCAGCCCAGCGAAATCGGCATTGCAGAAGCAGCAGACCGCATGGCGGCACTGATGGGAGCCTCTGAGGCCGAACCCACACCCGCTAAAAGTCAGCCTGCCCCTGCCGCGACCGAAGAGGTCGAGGCGTCTGCGGAAGATGTCGAAGAGACGCCTTCTGAGGATGGAGAGGCCGCAGAGACCGAAGAGGTCGAAGCGTCATCCGACGAAGATGCGACAGAAGCCGCAGAGGACGACGAAGATGGTTCGGAAGGTGAGCTTTCGGATGAAACGCTCGTAACCGTCAAGATTGACGGCAAGACGCAGCAGATCACTCTGAAGGAAGCACGGGAAGGCTATCAACGGCAGTCCGATTATTCGCGTCGAATGAATGTTCTCCGTCAGGAGCAACAGGCAGTCGAAGCGGTTCGCCAGCAAGTATTAGTTGAGCGATCGCAGTACGAGCAGATGCTCCCCGTTCTGCAGCAGCAGCTCCAGCAGCTAATGCCGCAAGAACCGGATTGGGAAAAGCTGCATCGTGAAGATCCGCTGAACTACCCGCTGATCAGAGACCAATGGCGCGACTACCAGGAGCGCCTTGCTGCGACGAGAGCCGAACAGGAACGTCTCAGCTATCTGCGTCAGCAAGAAGAGCAGATGCGTATGCGTCAGGTCGTTCAAGAGGGCCAGAAGTGGCTCGTCGAGAAGGTGCCTGAGTGGCGCGATCAAAAGAAGTGGGACGACGCGCGTAGCAAGCTGAAGGACTATGGCCGCAAGGTCGGCTATACGGACGAAGAACTCGCGCAAGCATACGACCCACGCGCTCTTTTAGTTCTCGACAAGGCTCGCAAGTACGACGAGCTGATGGCTAATCGGCCCAAACCTGTGAAGCAGGAAGGCCCCAAGCCGATGAAAGCGGGAACCGCGGCATCTACGCCGCGCAAGGCGACCGAAATAACGCGAATGAAACAACGTCTCGCTAAAACTGGCAGCGTCGATGACGCCGCTGCATTTTTCGGTCTACTAGACAGCAGGAGGTAAGCCAATGGCTTCCGTTTCTAAAGTAACGACGTATGACGCGTCGAATGCGATCCGCGAGGATCTCGCCAACATCATCTACGACATCTCTCCGGTTGATACGCCGTTCATGTCGAACGTCGGTCGTGACACCGCATCGAACACCTACTTCGAGTGGCAGACAGATGAGTTGGCCGCAGCTGGCGCGAACGCAGCCGTAGAAGGTGCAGACGCCGGCAATGCCGACTTTGACGCAACTCTGCGCGTGGCGAACTACTGCCAAATCTCGACGAAGGTTGTCTCTGTATCGAACACATCCGATGCAGTGAACACTGCAGGGATGCGCACAGTCATGGCCTACCAACAGGCCAAAAAATCGAAAGAGCTAAAGCGCGACATGGAATTTATCCTGTTGCGTAACCAGGCTGCTTCTGCCGGCAGCACGTCGACCGCTCGCAACACTGCAGGCTTGCCTGCATGGTTGCAGACGAACGTGCAGGCAAACAGCGCAACTGCTGGCACGATGTCTGGCGCTGGCGGCAACGGCTACCCGAACGCTGCTTGGACGAACCTCTCGACATCGACCGATGTCGCGTTCACGGAAGCCATGCTCAAGACTGCACAGCAGCAGGCTTGGTCGGAAGGCGGCAATCCGTCGATCCTCATGGTCGGCCCGTACAACAAGACCGTCGCCTCGGCGTTCGCTGGTCTTGCTGAACAGCGCGTGACCTACAACCAGGTCAAGCCGCTCAAGATCATTGCGACCGCCGATGTCTACCTCGGCGATTTCGGTGAGCTTGCGATCGTTCCGAACCGCTTTCAGCCCGAAAACTTCGCTTTCGTGCTCGATCCGGAATACGCCTCGGTCTCGTACCTGCGTCCGTTCCGCGTCATCGACATCGCCCCGACAGGCGACGCCGCGAAGAAGGAACTCGTGGTCGAGTACGGCCTCCGCGTGAAGAACGAAAAGGCTCACGCGATCATCGCCAACCTCACGACCTCGGCGTGATGAATAAGGAGGGCGGGGCAACCCGCCCTCTCTTTATCGGAGAGGATTGATGGCGGAAGAGTTTGCGCCTGGCAGTTTCAGTCTCGGCGGTGACGAGTTCACCGGCTCGATGACAAAGATGCACATCACGCCTGACGGCAAGATGCACATCGAGAATATCTACAACGTCGACCCGATCGCCGAGCAGGCGAAAGTTGAACGTAACGAAGTTTCACGCACGGCAAAGACGGGCGACATGGTCAAGGTCGCAAGCTTGCCGATGCACGTTTATCTCGAGCTGCTTCAGCGCGGGATCATTGGCGACAAGATGGCGATGCGTCGCTGGCTTCAGTCAGATGAAGCGCAGCCCTGGCGCACGCACTGGATGGCAAGCTGATGGCGACGATCACGAACTACACGACGCTGCAAAGCACGATCGCCGACTATCTGAACCGCGCGGATCTGACGGCTCAGATCCCGACGTTTATTCAGATGGCCGAAGCCGACATGAACACACGTCTCCGCACGCGCGAGATGATCGTGCGGGCAGAGGCGACGAGCAGCAATGAATACGTTCAGCTGCCGTCTGATTGGGTTGAGGCGATCAACCTGCACATCGTCGACGGCAAGCAGCCGCTGCGGTTCGTGACGCTCGACGAAGCCGATCGCATCATCAAGCAAAACATCTACACGCAGGTTGCGGCGTTCTCTCTGATGAACGGCGCTCTTGAGCTTGTGCCGCCGCCTGGCTCCGATGTCGACATCGAGATGATCTAC